CCTAGCATCAAAGTTAATCATATTGCAATGATTCCACCACCACTCTTGAACTTCGTCCCAAGACTTTACAATAAAAGTAGCATAATGTTTAGAAACTATTTTGTAATGATGCCTGTCATAAGGTTCATCACTTGTTTGTTTAAACATCACTCGTATGATGAGTCTGGTTCTAGTGCAATGTAGTAATCTAAATTATAATCGCTGTTTGTAAATTTAGCAAGCAATTGTTTAGATATCTCTACATCATAAGAACCTGGCAACAGTTTGATATTCTCAACTCTGAAGTTAAATTCAAATGCTTTATCTGTTTCTCCAACATGTAAGGAGAACTCATTAGAGTTATCATTCTTACGGTCAGATACTAAAACAGAAATAGTTCTTCCATTACCAATCACTGATAGATCTGGCAATTGATATACAGCAGATGCTTTGAGTAGTTTATTTAATTGATCACTGTTGATCTGGAAACATACATCACTTGATGGTAGTGTAATTCCCTTCTCAGGTGGTGAGATAATTACATCAGGATCTGCAAAAGCAAACTTAACTTTAGTAGTCAAACCCTCTCTGATAATCATGTAAGTTTCATTATGTAAATCCAAGTCTGGATCTTTCATAAGACTTACACCATTTAAGAATTGTGGTAAGTCGTATATACCAAAATCTCTCTCAAAGTTTTCATCAACATCTGCCTCGGCAAGTATGTTTTTCATCACACTAATAGTGCGAAGTTTAGAACCTTTCTTCACCAAGATTGATTGGTTGATTGAAGAGAAATTTTCTAGTAGGTCAATGGTTTTTTCAGATAGTTTCATATCCATCGTTGTCTAATCCTTCAAAGTGGTATAATAATACAGCATAGTGTATTATCTTCTGAATGTCAAGCTTTGGTGTGCCTTTCTTGTCATATCTAGAAGCATATTTTAGTATGTTACTTCTACAAAATGCAGAGGCATCACCAACAGAATCTATGAGATCTAGAGTCTGTATTTTATTAGAGTAATGTTTGGAATATGTTTTTCCAATGTACTCTTTAATACTGTCTAAGATCTCATCTTCATTGTATTTGAACTTAGTTTTTATTGGAAATACTTCGTCCATAGTTCCTTCAAGATGATGTGCTAATAAACTCCATGAGTTTGTCATGAATGCCAACCGTAAGGTGAGACAACAGTGTCACTTTTCTTACCGTAAGCAGCAACCTCTGGATCAGGATCTAACCACTTTACATACTCTGGATCTTCGATAGCACAGTCTAGTTGTATAGCACTGTCAAGATAATACATGTCGTAGTATCTTTTCTGTATCTCATTGAACTTTTGTATGCGATAGTCTGGTTCGCCATTTGTTTCTAGAAGACCTTTCTGTACAAATCTGTAAGGGAATCTTTCTAGGATTACTTCTGTTTTTGAATTAGGCATAGTCTTCGTAAGTTTTGAATTCGTTGTATGCAGATTTAAAATCTTCTTGACACTCTACAGATGCTACCATAGCAGGTTGATGCATTGTGCCACGAAATACTAGGACACCTACAGGACCTTGCTCATCTTCCATAGAGAGATAGTCAATGGTGGGTGACAGTTGAACTCCTTTCATAATAACCTTTGTTTGTTTATAATACCATTATAACCGCATATGTGACTCTTTACTGGACAGTCGAGCCACTTTTTTTACTGTCACACTATGCGTCAGCAGAATTCTTAGTAGAGTAAGAGAATCCACCTTTCTTTGTAAACTCTATTACTGTACTAAATTTGTCTAACATATCTGTCTTATGTGATATCACAAATACATTAGCATCTTTAACAACATACTTTATAATTTTTATAAATTCATCCGTTCCAAATCCATCTAATGATGAATCAAATACTTCGTCTAAAATTAACAGGTTGGTGTTTGCAGAGTTTTTAAACCTAGCAATTTCTCTCCATGTAAAGAGAAGTGCTAGGTCGATACGCATTTTCTCTCCCTCCGAAAAAGATGAGTAGGAGAACTTATCATGTATTGGATTTTGAATCGTTTCGTTAAACTCTTCGTCTAGATGGAAATTTATATAGAAATCCATCATCTGTAAATAACGATTTACTTGCTCATTTATTAGAGGAAGATATTTTTTTATGATCTTTGCTTTTACTCCTCCATCTTGTAATAGAGAGTATGCAAAGTTGTTGTAGTTTATTTCCTCTTTTTCAGTAGCAAGCTTATCGAATACAATCTCAAGTTCTCCTTTGAACTTTCCTAATTCCTCATGTTCAGTATTTCTGTTTTGTAACTTACTGGTAACAGTTTGAATTTCCTGTTGTAGATCTCCTGTTTGTTGTTGTAAAGCAGAAATTCTAGTATTGTTTTGAGAAATGTCATAAGTTAAGTTGCTGATCTCCTTTGTGAAAGTGTTTGATTGTCGCTCTCTGATGCTTTCCTGTGTTATTGACTCCTCCAGTTTTTGATAACCTTCATTGAGTTCCTTTGCCTTAGATTGAGCGTCTTTAATTCTATTTAACCGAAATGATTCTTCAATGTGTTGGTCACATGTAGGACATGTTTTGTGTTCACTGAAGAACCTTTCTTCTTTAGTAATTCTTGATACTTTATTACCTATCTTCTGTTTCAAAGAACCTAGTTGTTGCAATCGTTGTGAAGCATCTGATACAGTTTCTAATTGTTTCTGAACGCTAACTAAATCTTCGTTTAAAGTTTCATTTTTCTTTAACAATTTGTCTATGTCTAACGCTATTGTATTAATTTTTTCTTCTTTCTCATGTATAGTTTCTTTACCTCTCTTGTCTAGTTCTTCTATGAACTCCTCTTGCATCCTCACCTTGTCGTGCAAGTTATCTTTCTTTAACTCTAAAGTCCTTACAGAGTCCTTGACGACCCTTAGTTTGTCTCTTACTATGTTATTCATAGCAGAGAATATCTTGATGTCTAGAAGGTCTTCTATGACCTCTCTACGGTTAGGACCGTTGAGTTGCATGAATGGTATAAAGTTACTACTACCTAGAATAACTATCTGTGTAAATGATTTAAAATTTAATTTTAGTATCTGTTCTTCCAGAACTTTTTGATTGACTCTATCATCTGCTTCTTTGTTACGCATATTGCCATCTATCTCAATATCAAAAATGTTCGGCTTGATACCACGACGAACAAGATATTGTTTTGAACCAATCTCAAATTCTATCTCTGTCTCTGTTCCTTTCTCATTAGTTGTATTGACTAACTGAGACTTTGTAATCTTTCTGTATGGTTTATTGAATAACACAAAGCATATAGCATCTAGTACAGTAGATTTACCTGCACCATTTGCTCCTACAATCAATGTGGTTCCATCATCATTTAATTTTACTTCTGTCCATTGATCACCTGTAGACAAGAAGTTTTTCCACTTAATTTTTTTGAACCGAATCATCCTGTTTTGGAGGTATTACGAAGTCGTTTGTCGAGATAATACTATACTTATAATTATACACCTCACACGCTTTTATTGCAACCTCTTCATCAACTTCTATAATATCCATTTCTTTTTCTGTCATCTCGGCATATCTAATTGCATCGTCCTCTTCTTCAAACATATACAAGACCTTATCACCTGCAGCATCTTTCACTGCGTAAGCACCCTCACGATGACCCTCTTCAGTGAGTAACCACATTAGTCAACCTCACATGCTTTGTTGTACAGTCCTCCGATAAGTTCTTTAACTCTATTCTTGTCAAGACTAATCTCCGATTCTTCTATAAATCTATTTAACAGATTGATAGTGTTCTCCTCATTCTCTGCATCAAACTCTTCTCCATGCACATAACCATGATTCCAGTCAACACTCTCAATAACTTTTAGATCTTCTACACCTACTGTGTTGAGTTTATCTAAGAACTTCTCAAACTCTTTTGGTTTACTTCTTTTCTCTACGATAACTTTTATAATCTTACCTGCATATGGGGTAGCATCAAACAATTGATGTGGAGTATCTTTGTAATAAATTTTATGAAACATCCTATGAGGATTGTTTACAGGTGTTGCCTCGTATGTATCTGAGTCCCAGATATGAAAACCACGAGTGTCATCACAATCATTCCAGAACATCTCATAAGGATTTCCTAGGTAGTAGACTGTACCGTCTGTAGATCTAGTGTGATAGTGTCCTGTATATACTCTGTCAAATTTATTGAACATATCAGCATCACCACTAGCACCATGACTCTGTGTAAATCCTTTGTATACTGCATATCCATTTAATTCTAGATGCCCAAAACATACTTTAGATTTACATGACTTTATTTTTCTTTCTATCTTAGGTCTGTTGTCTTCATTCAACCACCCTATGAAAAGACATTTTGTGTCGCCAATCGTATACTCTGCGTAGTCAGGGATAGTGATGATATTATCATATTCTCGTAATAAAAGATCAATAGAATTGATTGAGTTATTGTTTTTGTAATAGGCAGTATGATTACCCACGATAGTATACACAGTGATACCCATATCTCGTAACCTATCGAAGTAATTTTTCTTCGACCATTCGAGACTCCAGAGATCAATAGTTCTACGGTTGTCGAAAGTATCTCCCATATCAATGACTGTTTTGATTCCTTCTTTTTCGAGGGTCGGGAAGAATACTGTGTCATAAAACTTTTGGAAATAATCATGGAATACTCGGTTGCCTTTTCGCATACCAAAGTGTTGATCAGTAATAATCGCTGCTTTCATCTATTAGTGTTTTTATACTGAATGTTATCCTTAATTGTATTATAGTCCGAACTCGTGCCTCCTGCACCCTCTTCAACAACCATGACCTGATCGTAACCAGTTCTTTCTATTATCTTGGTTTTTATCTCAAGTTGTTTCTTTTCCTTCTGTATGCGTCTGAGGAAAGCATAATAGATTATCTGTGTAAAGTATGCAAATGGGTTGTTAGACTTGTTAGGATCGAAGTTATGAATGTACTGTACGCAATTCTCTATACCATCACCTATCATATCTTCTCTGAACATATAGTTAACAAAGTTTGGTTTGTATGATAGGTGTGTTGCTATTTTTAAAAAACACTCACCAAGATAATTACTGATGGCGGGCGGGTCGATTCCTTTTTCTTTAGCAATGGCACATTTACTGCGATAGACAATCATTGCTTCTAACAATTCCTTGTTATTGACATAATGATCGGATCTTTTTCGTGGCATTATAGTGACCTTTCTGTGTATATTATAACATAGCTTGACAACTATGCAAAATACCTGTACAATAGCCTTGTGGGCGTTTCAAGATCATACTGTAGTTGATATTCCAGGTTTATCTATAGCAAATATTTTCTCTAGAGATATTCTAGCGGTGTCTACATTTCCTAATTTACCCATCTTTTCACTAATATCTACACGGTTGGCGGTCGTCGTTTTTCTTCCTAGGTTGTAATGTTTATATGCTGCTACCATTTCATGATCAGGTTCTAGTTCTTTCAATGTAATAATTTTGTCAAATGATAAACGATATATTTCATCTTCTTCTGGGATAGTTATCCAAGGAACTAATCTTACTAGTGTGTTGGTTCCTTTATGAGTCAACTCTACTTTTAGCGGTTCGGCAATAAAGAAACAAGGTTCTACTCCACTATCATCCATAGTGGTGATTGCTATTATCTCCTCTCCAGAAACTAATTTAAAAACAAAATAGGTGTCTTCTTTTTTCATTGTTTCTCCTTTAATGAAACTCTGACAAGATCATAATTAAAGTGTTCTTCATTATATATTTTAATTCTTTCTAGTAGATGATTAAATGTGTAGTTCTTTTTTATCTCTAGATTTGGCAGAGTAACTCTGCAATCATCTGCTATATCATACAAAGTTGCTTTAAATTTATTAGATCCTTTCCTTAGAACCCTACCAATACTTTGTAAATTGCGTATTCTACTTTTGCTAGGAGATG